GTAATAACAAGGGGCTTTGATTGTTTGAAATACAATCAGAGAAATTCAAACGATGGCCAGAGGCGGTGCTAGGCCCAATGCGGGCCGTAAAGCAGGGCAAGTCAGCAAGGCACGGGCTGCGGTTCTGGATAGGGCCAAGCAAGCTCAGGCCGCAGGACTAACGCCACTTGAATACCTGCTGAACATCCTAAGAGACGAGACGCAGGAACAGTCTGCACGGTTCGCAGCAGCCAAAGAGGCGGCACCCTACGTTCACAATCGCCTTGCCGCTGTTGAGCACTCAGGCAACCAAGACGCGCCGATCAAAACCGTGCTGGAGCTGGTTTGGGCCGGATCGAACGGATAAGGGTCAAGATACCCTACACGCCGCGCGGTCAGTTCCGCCAGTTCCACGACCGAAAACAGCGGTGGGCCTGTATCGTTGCCCACCGCCGCGCTGGTAAAACGGTGGCGTGCATCAACGAACTCATCAAGGCGGCTCTGACCTGCCAAAAACCGGAGCCGCGTTTTGGTTACATTTCGCCATACTGGACGCAGTCGAAAGATGTGGCATGGACCTACCTTAAACGCTTCAGCGCTCCTATTCCTGGAGTGGAAACCAACGAATCAGAGTTGCGCGTTGATTTCCCGAATGGAGCCAGAGTCCGGTTATATGGCGCAGATAATTACGACAGACTACGCGGCCTCTATTTTGACGGCGTGGTGCTCGATGAGCCTGCGGACATGGACCCCAGAGCATGGCCTGAGGTTATTAGACCCGCACTAGCCGACCGTCAGGGGTGGGCCACCTTCATCGGCACGCCTAAGGGGCGCAATGCCTTCCATGAGATTTGGGACCGGGCCGGGGATGACCCAAGCTGGTTCCGTGCGATGCTCAGGGCCTCGGAAACGGGCTTAGTAGCCCAGTCAGAACTTGACGACCTCCGTAAAGCCCTGACCCCTGAACAGTATGAGCAAGAGTTAGAATGCAGCTTCGAAGCCGCGATCCTTGGCGCCTACTACGGCAAAGAGGTGGCCGACGCGGAGAAGGCTGGACGCATCACCGATGTTCCCTACGACACTGACATGCCGGTCTGGACGGCGTGGGACTTGGGTATGGGGGACAGCACAGCGATCTGGTTCTTTCAGGTGGCGCCGGACGGCGTTCGCTTCATTGACCACTACGAGGCGCACGGTAAGGCTCTAGACCACTACGCTGCCGTCCTACATGCCAAGCCCTACAAGTACGCCGAAGACTGGGTTCCGCATGACGCCCGTGTTCGTGAGCTTGGAACGGGCCGAACTCGAATTGAAACTCTGAAGGAATTGAACCGGAAACCGCGCCTTGTGCCCGATCACAAGGTAGAGGACGGCATCAACGCCGCCCGCGTTGGCTTTGGCAAGTTCTGGTTTGATGCCGGCAAATGCAAGTACGGCCTTGAGGCGCTTCGCCAGTACCGCACGGACTACGACGAAAAGCTCAAAGTCTTTAAGAACACCCCGAAACACGACTGGACCAGCCACACGGCGGACGCCTTCCGCTATGCCGCAATGGCCTGGCGCGAACTCGCTGCCCCTGTCGAAAAGCCCATGCCCAAAGACGACATGGTGTTCACCGCCCTGCCCGATGGCCGGGTCGTATCCAACATGAGTGTCAGAGAACGTGTCGAACAGATCCGAAGGAAGCGCCTGAGTGGCTGATACCAACCGCGACACGATCGAAACAGAAGAGAAAGCGATTACAGAGGGCAAAACCCTCGTGACGCTTTGGCTCGATAAGATCAAGCGCGCTCGTGACGACGAGGACGGCTGGCGTAAGGATGGATACGACGCGCTCCACATCTACGAGGCCGACGACGAGCAAGACATCGCCTTTAACATTCTGCATTCGAACGTCGAAACGCTGCTGCCTGCTGTCTATAACTCGACTCCAATTCCCGATGTGCGTCGGCGGTTCTCAGATCCCGACCCGATCGCCAAGCACGTTGTCGATCTGACAGAGCGCGGAATCAGCTTTTCCGTTGACCAGTACGATTACGATTCCGAGATGATAGCTGTGATCCGTGACGCTCTGGTGCCCGGTCGCGGCGTTCCCCGCATCCGCTACATTCCGACGATGAAGGGTGAAGAGGTCACGCTTCAGGAAGTCAAATTCGAGCGGTGGCCTTGGGACAAGTTCGTTCGTGGTCCGGCGCGGTCATGGGATCGGGTGCCGTGGATTGCCTTTGAACACGATCTAACCCGCGATGAACTCGTCAAGCTGAACCCTGAGATCGGCGGCAAGGTCGAACTCAAGGGCGGTGGCGGCGATCAGGAGGACGGGTCGAAGAAAGAAGCCGACGCCCTCGCCAAGGGTCTGATGCAGACCGCGAAGGTCTGGGAAATCTGGGACAAGAAGCGCAAGCAAGTCCTATTCGTGGCTGAGTGCTATCCCGAGAAGCCGATCCGTATGGAGCCAGACCCGCTCGGGTTGCCGGATTTCTTTCCGGCCATGCGCCCGGTCCAGGTCATGCGGCGGGCCTCAAGCCTGACGCCGGTCTGCCCTTACAAAGTGTACAAACCGCTCATTGATGAATTGGACCTGATCACGAAGCGGATCAGCAAGTTGGTTCGAATCCTCAAGGTGCGCGGCATCTACGATAGTGAGTTAGATGTTGATTTCCAGCTATTGAAAGATGCCGACGACGGCATGTTCATGTCGGCGCAGAACGCCACCAAGTTCGCCGCCTCTGGGCGGGGCCTGGACGGCTCTGTGTGGGCCTGGCCGATGGATGCGACGATTGCCGCCCTGCAACAGCTTTACGTCCAGCGCGACCAGATCAAGGCGACGATCTACGAAGTCACAGGGATCAGCGATATTGTGCGCGGGGCTTCGAACGCCAACGAAACCGCGACGGCTCAGAACATCAAGTCCCAATGGGGCTCGCTGCGTATTCAGCAGCTTCAGCAGGAAGTGGCCCGCGTTTCTCGCGACATCTTCCGCGCCAAGGTCGCGATTATGGCCGGCAAGTTCCAAGATCAGCAGTTGCAGCTTATGACCTCGCTCCCGCAAACGCCGGAACAGCAGCAGGTTTGGCCGCAGGTGCTGCAACTGTTCCGCTCGGACATGCGCTCATTCCGTATCGACATCGAAACGGACAGCACGGTGCGCGGGGACATGACGCGCAACCAGGAGCAGATGAACCAGTTTCTTGCCGGGACAGGCCAGTTTGCTCAGGCGATGGCCGGAGCCGCACAGCAGTTCGGCCCTCAGGTGTTGCCGGTGATGGCTGAGGTTTACACGGCGTTTGCTCGTAAGTTCAAACTCGGCAAGCAAGCCGAGGACGCGCTGGACCAGCTTTCGACCATGGCACAGCAGGCTTCCCAGAACCCGCAAGAGGAAGCTCCAGACCCGGCTATTGAGAAGGCCAAGATGGAAATGGAGGCTATGCAGGCCGAAGCGCAGATCAAGGGTCAAGAGCGGCAGGCTCAGATGCAAGCCGACCAGCAGAAGACCGCTCTGGACATGCAGACGCAAGCGCAGAAAGCTCAAATGGAGCTTCAGTCCAAGCAAGCCGACATCCAAATCATGCAGGAAAAGGCTCAGATTGAGCTGGCCATCAAGCGTGAGGAACTGGCGATCAAGCGCGAAGAATTGGCGCTGAAGCGTGAGTCCATGCAACTCGATAAGCAGAGCCGCATGATGGAACACGACATGAAGATCAAGTCGGCAGCTATTGATCTAGATCATAAGCGCCAAGGGGCAGTTTTGGACTTCGAAACAAAGAAGGCCAAGGGCAGCAAAGACAAAGAAACGCCAGCGAAGCAAGGCTCTAAGCGGGTCATGCGGGTGCTACGCGATAACGATAACCGGATAGCTGGGGTTGAAGAATTATGAGCAAGGGTAACACCTTCGAGAATGATCTGCTGCTGCTGATCTTCAACAACACGGACGCGGCTTTGATTGGCGACGCGACCGGCCTTCGTGGATCATCGACGGCAGGCTCGCTTTATGTGTCGCTGCACACGGGCGACCCTGGAGAAGCAGGGTCACAGACCACCAGCGAATGCGCTTACGGTTCCTATGCCCGTGTCGCTGTCGCTCGCTCGGGTGCGGGTTGGACCGTGACCGGCAACGCGGTGGCCAATGCCGCGCTGGTACAGTTTCCGCAATGCACGTCATCCACGGAATCTGTCACGCACTTCGCCGTCGGCACGGCTTCGTCAGGTACGGGCAAGGTGCTGTACAAGGGCGCGCTATCAGCCTCGCTGTCCGTCTCGTCTGGTATTCAGCCGCAGTTCGCAGCCGGCGACCTAGACATCACGGAAGACTAAGCCATGGTTTACGTCTGCACATGTCCAGTGTGTGGAATCGTAGT